CCAGACGAGTATGCAGAAAACCGAGGAAATCCGGGCAACGCTCGTAAACCTTTTCGAGGGAAAAATCGTCTGCGCTGATTGCGGGAGGAAGATGTACTTCCACCGGAAACGGATCGACAAGGACAAGCGGAAGCGCTGGTATGCCTTCTATGAATGCAGTACCTCAGTAGGTCGGCGCTATGAGCATTGTACTTCCCATTATACGAGGCAGGACACGCTTGAAGCGAATGTGCTTGCAGCGATCCAGCTTCAAGTCAAGGCAGCGCTTGATTATGACAAGCTGCTGGATAAGCTCAGGGGCAGCGAGGGCGAGAAAAACATCCGAGATCAACAAAATGCCCTCATTACAAGCCTGAATCTGCGGCTCAACGGCGTTTCTAAGAAGCGGACACGCCTCTACGAGGATTATGCCGAAGGGCTTCTGGATGAAGCGGAATACTCCTTTGCCAAGAAGAGCTATGACGAACAATACGCTGACCTGTCCCGCCGTCTGGATGAGGCAGTACAGCGCCGGAGCAAGTTCGACGAAGCTATGTCGGTCGATAACAAGTGGATTACCTTGATGAAATCCGTCAGCACGGCAACGCAGCTCTCTCAGGATTTAGTAGACGAGTCTGTTGAATTGGTCAAAGTCCATGAGGGCGGCGCTGTCGAACTGGTCATGAAGTACGGTGACATCTACGAGCTGACCATTCAGAGTATCAAAGAAGTTCAGGAGGCGATGTAAATGAACAAAGACTACACAATCGGTATCTACATCCGCCTCTCTATGGCTGATGAAGATACCGGAAACGGAAGCAAGGCCGAGAGTGACAGCATCGGCAACCAGCGTATGCTCATCAACCGCTACCTTGACAACCATCCGACGCTTTCCAAATATCCGAGACTTGAGTTCGCGGATGATGGCTATACCGGGGCAAATTTTCATCGTCCTCAGTTCTCGGCGATGATGGAGAAAGTCCGGCACGGGGAGATCAACCTGATCTGCGTCAAAGATTTTTCCCGCTTTTCTCGTGATTACATCGAGACGGGCAATTATCTCGAATGCACTTTCCCGTTCATGGGCGTTCGCTTTATCTCCATCAACGACGGCTATGACAGCGACGATTACAAGGGAACAACCGGTGGCCTTGAGGTTGTCATGCGCAGCATCATCTATGCCGCATACAGCAAGGATCTTTCTGTCAAAACGACAACGGCAAAAATCCAGATGATGAAGCAGGGCAAGTATGTGGGCGGCTACGCTCCCTACGGCTATGTGCTTCACCCGGAAATCCGCAACAAGCTCAAGCTTGACCCAGAGGCCGCAAAAGTCGTGCGCAGGGTCTTTGATGAAGCCCTTGAAGGCAGGAATACCTCACAAATTGCCCTTGGATTGAACGATGACAACATCCCGACGCCGGGGCAGTATTTCAAAGGGAAACATCCTGACAAGAAGAAATTCAGCTATATGAGCGACAAGATAAGCTGGACGGCATCTATGGTTTACAAGATCATCATCAACTATGTCTATACTGGTGCAACGGTAGGCCACAGGCGTAAATCCGGCGGTGTTGGCTCACGAAAGAGCATTGCACAGGATCAGGCAGACTGGATTGTTGTTGAGGGGATGCACGAAGCCATTGTCAGCAAGGAAGAGTTCGAGCTGGCTCAGGCAGTTATCCGAGGCGGCGTAAAGAAGCAGAAACGCAATCCGCACTATTATCCGCTCAAGGGTCTTGTGTGCTGCGGCAACTGCAAACGCGCCCTGACCCGGCGTAAGAACAGAAATGTGAGTGGGTATTTCTATCAGTGTACGCACTCGACCAATGACCGCGATACGGAGTGTCCAGTTGGCGAGAGATACAGCGAAGAATGGCTTGAGAATGCTGCCTACAATGCGATTGGGCAAATGCTCGCGCTGGTGGAAAAGAAAGCCGTGAAGAATCACGAAATCAGCAAACGCAGGAAGTCTGCGATCTCAGAATGCGCGGACACAATCCGCGATCTGCAAAAGCAGTCCGAACAGCTCAAAGCAGTCAAACTCAGACTGTACGAGAAGTACACTTCCGGCAGCATCACAAAGGCAGAATACCTCAAACGGAAAGCAGAGGCAGACGCAAAGATGGCCGAGAACGAAGAAGCAATTCGTAAAGGCCATGAGCGGATGCAGGAGCTTGATTCTGAGCATCCCTGCTCTGATGAGAGGCTTGACGCGGTGCTCGGCGTGTACAAAAAGAACGAGAGGCTTACCTACGAGCTTGCCCATGCGCTGATCGACGCTATCTATGTTCACGGACAGGACAGCATCGAAATCGTCTGGAAGTTCAAAGACATCTTTGAAGATATGGAGGGAAAGAAATGAACGCGGTGATTTATCTACGAGTAGCCACGAAAGAACAGATCAGCGGTGACGAAGCCAAGGCCATTGCAACCGTCAAGACTCAATAGAGATGCAGCAAGCCGTTCACTGGTGGTTGTCCACCTATGAACGGCTTGTAAAATCTCAAAAATTTTTTAGTTCCTACTTGACACAAGAAGACCTATCTCGTTTCGGAAGAAACTTCCTTGAGATGGGAAACTACCTCGAACTGATCCTGCCTCTTTATGGGGTCCGCTTTATATCTATCAATGATGCCTTTGATAGTGATGACTACTTAGGTGTCACGGGCGGACTTGAGTTAGCCCTCCGCAATCTCATCAATAATATGTATAGCCGAGATCTATCAACCAAGGTGCGCTCAGCTTATCGTACCCGAAATCTGCGTGGTGAATACTGGGGAGGAAACGGCTTCTATGGCTACCAAGTCCATCCTCATAACAAAAAGAGATTGATCGTAGATGAACAGGTTCGTGACATCATTGTCATGATTTTCGAGTCCTGCGTTTCAGGAATGACCACGAGCGAGGTCGCTCAAATGCTGAATGATATGGGCATTCCATCCCCGTTAGAGCATAAACGGCGAAATGGCGGGTTTTATAATGGGGTGGTCAAGGAAGAGGCTGGAATCTG